CCCGGCGAACGCGCCCGCCGGCCCGTAGGCGCCCAGCATCGAGGCGATGCCGAATCCCGCCAGAGCGCCGCCCGCCACGCCCTGAATGTCGGCCATGACGCCGCGCTTATTCAGGCTCGACAGGGCCATCGGCAGGCCGACCGCCGCGGCCATGTTGGCGAAGCCGGGGCTGGAGAGGACCGCATTCATCTTTGCGCGTGCCGGGGCTTGCGACCACGGGATGCTCTTGATCGCGCCGGTCACTGGGTCCTGCATCCGGATCGGCTTGCCGATATTGAAAGCGGTCTTCATTTGCTGCATCTGCGACATGCGGCTGGTCCCGCCGCCCAAGTTCATCGGCAGCACCTCGCCGTTGCCCCAGTCGCCGCCGCCCAGATACGACTGGCCTTGATACGGCGCCACATATGACTCCGTCAAGATGCCCATGCCCGCGCCGGGAACCACTGCGCCCGTCGAGATGCGCGGAGCTTCGGCCTGCGCCTGCCGGGTGAGATTGCTGATGGTGCTCCCCAGGATCGCGCCCCAGCCAGTGACGCCCGATGACGAGCCGGTCACCGCCGCCGCGGGAGAGAACGGCGCCGTGCCGCCGCCGCCGAACACCGGGATCTGCGAACCCAGCGGGCCGGTCTGCACGCCGACTTGCCCGTAGCCCAACATGCCGGTCAGAGCCGCCGCGAGGCGCGAGGTGATGATGCTCTTGATCGCGTTCAGAATCGACCGCTTGATCACGTCTCCGATGGCCGACCAGACGCTCTTGTTCTTGTCCAAAAGGGCGTCGAACAGTTCGCCCATCACGCCCGCGATGGATTGGTAGACCGACCGTTGCTCATCGAGGATGATCTGATTGCCCGCTCTCCAGGCTTCGACGCGCTGCATCTGGATCTCGCGTTCGGTCTGTAGCCCCAGAGCTTTTATCTGTTGCGTCTGCTTCGCGTCGAATTCATCCAGCCGCGCCTGTCGTTGTTCCGGCGTCAGCGTGCTGGCTTCCAGGTAGCGGTTGAACTGCTCCCGCGCATCCCGCAACGCGCCCAATTGCGCGGCTTTCACTTGGTTGATAGCGGCGATGTTCGCGTCCCGCACCTCTGCGATCTGCGCCATCCGCTGTTCCTTCGTCTGCGCCTCGACGGCGGTCACGGTCGCGATGGTGTAATCGCGGACGTAGTTGATCTCGTCGGTCTGCGCCTGCGTCAGGGCCTCCCGTTGCTCCTTCTCCATCGCGAACAGGGCTTGGTTGACCGACTTCTCCATCGCGATCCTGGCTTCCGCCGACTGCTCGTTGAACTTGGTTTCCTGAATCTTTCGATAATCGAGGTTGGCCTGCGTGAACGTCTGCGCCGCCGCCGCCATCTGTCCGAAGAAGTGCGCCCGGTACTCTGGCCTCGCCATCTTCTGGTTCTCCTCGTAGACCTTCCTGGCGCCATCGACTTGTTTCTGTGTCACTTCGTCGTTGATCCGGATCAGTTCGTCGGCCTGTTGCCGCGCCTCGCTGACGCGGCTCTCGTAGCCGAGTCCCGCCAGTTGTAATTGCGCCTCATAGGTCGTATCGGGCACGGCTTCCATCTCTGCCATTGCCATCTTTCGCAGATGACTCGCGGTTTCGAGAGCGGCTTTGATTCGCGCGTTCTTCACGATCTCCGTCTGCTTCAGGGCTTCCGTCGCGACCGCCACCTCCAGGGCCTTCAGGGCGTCGGCAGTTCCTTTGGCGCTATCGACGGTGTTCTTGAAGTGCTCCTTCCAGGCATAGTTCAGGGCCGCGACCGTCTCCTGCCCCACCTTCAGGTAGTCGCGCTGGGCGTCGGCCAGAAGCTTGGCGCCATACTCTGTAGCGCGTTTGACCTTCTCCCTGTCGGTTTCCAGTAATTCGTCCCGTTGCCTCTTTAGTTCCTTCAGTTCCGCAACGGCGGTTCTCAAATCATCGATCAGCATGGACCCATAAGACCGACCGGGATCGGGCACTTTGACGCCAGCCCGCCGCAGTTCATCCGCCATCTTCTGCGCCTCTGCCGCGAGAGTCTTGCGGTCGGAAAACGCCTTCCGCATCGCCGCCGTTTCATCCGGATCTTCCGCGGTCAGGTACTCATGCATCACATACGTCAACGCAGTGATTGCGGCTGTAACCGCAAAGACTTGCGGGAGCGAAGCCGCCAATGTGGCGCCGAAGCTGACCGTCGCGACTTCAGCGGCGCCGAACACTGTGGTGATCGCGCCGGTCCCGGCGACGAAGTTCACCATTGCGGTAGCCGCCACGCCGACGCCGCTTGCCAGCTTCACAAGGCCAGCGGTGATTCCCGGCAATGCCGACCAGAGCGAGAACGCGACCGACACGGCTTTTGCGGAGACGGCCAGCAAGCCAAGCGCGATGGCGGTGTTCTTGATCGGGCCGGGGAGCTTATTGAAGAGATCGAGCGCATCGCCGCCGAGTTCGACCAGACTCCGCAATTCCTTCATCACTGCGATCAGAGCGGGCGCGAGGGCCATCTCCAGCTTCGCCGCCAAATCCTCGACGGTCGCCATGAGGCTTTGGAATTGACGACCGGGAAGCTCTCCTGCCTGCTTCCCTGCGGCTCCCCCCGACGACTTTGCCATCACGTCATACGCCATCTGCTCGAATGCCGCAGGACTCATCAGCCGCAGGCTCTGCTGCATCTCCTGCCGGGTCATCTTCAGCCGCTCCGCAAACATCGGGAGCAGCCGCTCTCCCAACTGCGAGAACGCGCCCACGTCTTCGCCTGAAACAAATCCCTTGGCCGCGATGGAGCGGAACTTCTCCGTCACGTTCATGACCGTCTGCATCCCCTTGCCGGCCCGCGCCGCCGCATCCACCAGGATCTTGAGCTTTCCGGCTACCAGTTCCGGCGCCACGCCCGCGTTCGACAGATCCTGCGCCGCTTCAGCCAGCGTCCGGAAGCCGACGCCGCTCTGCACGGCAAGTTCGCGGAGTTGCCGGAAGGCGCCCGCGCCCCCTTCCAGGCTCTCGAAACCCAGGCGCATCCGGTTCAGTTCGTCGCCCATGACGAGAAGCTGGCGCCCCATCTCCGCGATCCCCAGCCCGCTGATGGCGTCGGCCAGCTTGTCCATCGATCCGGCGGTCGTCTCGACGCTGGCCGAGACGCGGCTCAAGCCGGCAGAGGTCTTGGTCGTCGCCTTGTCGGCGCTCTCGCCAATCCCCTTCATTTGCTGGTTGAGCTTGTCGAAACCCTTCTCAGCTTCTGAGGAGCTTAGATCGACCTGGATGTAGATCTTGTTTGCAGCCATCTTTGCTCACCGTTTCGACGGTTCACCGCTTGGACTGCTTGCGGATCTCTTCGGTCTGAAACTTGTCGCGCTCTTCGACCAGTTGCCGAAGCAACAGAAAATCCGGATAGGGGATATCACTCAGCCGCAGGGTCACGCCCGTCTGGAGCGCGAAGTCCAGATCGATCACGACCTGGATCAGCAAACCGCCAGGAGACGCCAAATATCTCTGGAGGGCCTGCCGCGGGCAGAGCTCGCATGGCATAGCGGAAGGCCCTGCGTCTGGCTCCTCTGTCAGCACGTCCGGACAGTTCATCGGCTGGGGGCACAGATCCTTCTGCCGCAACATGCGATGGAATATGAACCGGGGCGAAGGCCATTCCGGCCAATCCCCGGCGGTTAAAAACTTTCGTCATCCTTCGGCCCGTATTCGAGATCGATTTCCTCCAGCACCGAACGCGCGACCTCATGCTTGTGCGGCATCGGAATCGCGCCATCGGCATAGTCGTCCGACCGCCCGCCGCAGTCGTCGTAGATTTTCGCGGCCACCCCTTGGTTGAAGATGGCGTGCTGCTGATTGTGCGGAAGGTCCAGCCGGCGCACCGCTGACCGGCGGTAGAGGCTGGCCTGATCGGCGGTCGGGATTCGCATGGTGTGCTTCACCGTTCCGCCCAGCACGCGCATCTCGACGGCGGCTTCCAGCCCCTCCAGCTTCACGCTGGTCACTTGCGAGATCGAGAGCGTGTCGAGCAGCTTCGACGCTTCGGCGGGCGTCAGCGTCGGCATTCCGTTCAACGCGATCTTCTGGCAGAGTTGCACGTCGGCCTCGCCGGGGGCCGGCGGGATCGTCTCCGAGACGCCGCGCCCTAGTTGCCGCACATTGAACCGCTTCGACCGCAGATACGCGCCCCACTCCTCGTCGGTCGGCCAGCGGACGCCGATCTCCTCGAGCTTGTTGCCGCTCGACTGGACACGCGCGGAGATGTAGATTTCCGATTTGATGTCGAACATTAGACCCTCGCGGTGACCAGCCACGCCAGCGTGAGAAGCGCGAGGCCAGCGGCCACCCAGTTGATCGACCGATTGGCGGGCCACTGCGCGTTGACGGTTCCGATCAAAAACATCAACAGGCCCAGGATCACTAAGACGCTTACGACCATGACCTCCTCCTTTAGGTAAGTCCGAGGATTCCGGACTTCTCCGTCGTCGCGGAGAGCGTCACGTAGTCGCCGGTCGGCGGCTTGAGCGGCGTGACGACGCAATCGACGGTGACGATGCCATCGGCTTCGCCGTTCACGACGGCAGTGAAGACGGCGCGAGGGAAGGTGACGGTGAAGCCGTGCTTGCCGGGACCGGCCCCGATGGTCGCCCCGGTCGTGCTAATGGTGACCGACCCTTCGTTCCCCGGCGCCGGCGTCATCAGCAGAGCGTATTCGGGAGAGCCTTTCAGAGCGCGGGCGACGAAGCGCAGGCTGCACTCGCGGGAGCCGTACTCCATGCGTCCGCGAATCGCGTAGCCGTTCTGGACTCCCGAACCTGGATACAAACCGGACGGCAGGCGCACGTTGTTCCCCCAGCGAAGCTCCGCGGAGATGAACGACGCCGACATCACGTAGTCGATCCCCAGGATGCTGATGGTCGCGCTGGCCGCGTTGAGAAAGTGTTCCGGCTCGATGGCCGGCCACGGCGTGATGCCGGATGGCGCGATGGTCTTGCCGGTGCCAACGCAGTTGACGGCGACACGGCAATTGGCGCGGCCAGGTCCCGACTCCATCGTCAGCGTCCAGTCGTTGACGACCATGCCCACCATCGCGCGGTCCACGACCGAATCCGGCTGGGGCCGGATCTGCTCCGCGTAGGTGAACGCCGGGAGGTTGAGACAGTTCACGACGGGATCGGACGGCACTGCGGTGTAGGTATTGCCGGTCTTGGTCGCCTTGCCGGTTGTGAAGCAAAAGAGCCATGCGAGGAATTCCGACGAGCAGAACTTCTCAATGGTGGCGGCGGTGTCGATGGAGGTCGGAAACGTGGCAGTCGGAAACTCGTCGCCTTTGCCGATGTCGTCGGCGTCGGTTTCGTTGATGGGCGTAACCACGCCGAGGGCCGGGTTGGTCTTGGTGAGGGACCACATTTCCGGCGGCGTGTTCGGCGTCGGCAGATCCGGTTGCGGAACGAAGCCGAAGGCAATCTTGGTTTCGCGGACGTTGGCGGGACAGGAAGTGGGTCCTGCCAGGATATCGGGACCTACCGGCGGCGGCGCGTCGAGCGGCGCGACGGGCGCATTGTGCGCGGGCGGGCGTGTAGCCATGTTATGCGTCTCCTATCTCCTTGGTTTCGGTTTGGATCGTCCAGTAGTCGATCTGCTCCGGATCGCTCTCGCGCATCAGTTGCCTGACTTCGGTTGGATCGACGCCAGCCATCACCGGGCAGAAATACCAGCGCATCCCGTCGCCGGGATCGGGCACGCCGCGCATGATGTCATCGATGATCTGGTAGGTCGTCTGCCCCCTCTGCGGGCGGATGTAGAACTCGACGCGATGCAGCCACCGGCTCATCTCGCCTTCGGTCATGGTTGTCTCGACGGCGGCGACGATGATGGTTCCCGGCTGCATGGAGTACTTGGCGGATTCCAGGTTCTGTTGCGCGGGATTCGAGTCGATGTACGCGATGATCGATTCCGGCGCGGGCGGAAAGAGGTCGGCCACCAGCGGCGGGATGCGCCGCAACGTGCCCACCATCGCGTTCGTCAGATCCGCCAGATTCACCATTCACTTCACCTGGATGAACGCCTTCTTCACCAACGCTCCGTACTCGTTCTGCGTGCTACGGATGATCCCGACCTGTTCCGCGCCCGAGAGGCCGATCATCTCCTCGATCAGTTGCGCCTGACGCGCATGTTGCCGCGCCTTGCGCGTGGTGTTCTCCGCGCGGATCTGGTTGTCGATGGCCTTGCGGAGCGTGAAGTTCGGGATGAGCAGCCCCTCGACGCCGCGCTGGTCGCGGTACGGCTTCCCGCGAATGCCGAGAGCCTTCCGCTTGATGAACGTGTACCGCTTGCTGAGAGGCTTCGCTTCCTGGCCGTTGGCGTTCTTGTGCTGCTTCCACCGCGCCAGTTGTTGCCGCACCATCTGGGCGCCGATCCTGGTAAGAGAGCCGTTGTCGAGCTTCGGCTTCTTCAGCTTGCCGGTATAGGGCACCCAGAACTGGCAACCGACCTTTGCGCCGCCGCCGGCCCTCGTCGCCATCACGCCCCTCCTGTCGGGTTTTGCAGCACGACGTTGGATGCGCCGTACTTGTAAGCGTCCACGCGCACGACCTCGTAGACCGCGCCGCCAGACGCCACCGTGTCGCCCACTGCGGGCGGCGCCGGCAGATGCTCGTTGAGCACCTGGATATGCGAGTAGCGCCCCGGCGAGACATCCTCGTCTTCGGCGCCCTCCTTCCACATGACGGAGATCACCCATGCGTCGTCGGGATTGCCCCCGATACGGTACTCGACATCGCGCCGGAACTCCGTCATCAGGGCCTCCCAGAGCATCGGAACGTGAACCGACGTGAAGCGGTCCACGCCCGAATCGAGATCACCCGCCGCGCGAGTTCCGGCGAGTGGCGACAGGCCGGAAAACGCGCTGGGACGGGGATTGCCTGCGCGTCCCGCCGTGTTAGCACGCGCCGACAAATGCGAGAACGGCCCGATGAACGGGTTGGTGTAGCCCTTCGCCGCCACCTAGATCACCTTGGCTTTGAAGCTGGCGTTCGGGCGATACGGGACCAGAAGCGGCGCCGATTGGAGCAGGATGAAGCGGACGCTGGGGTCAGGCTCCGTCCAACTCTTGACGTAGTACGGCACGCTCTGCAAACCGGCCTCTTCGTCGCGGATGGCGCCGTAAGCGCGGACGCCTTCCAGTTGCGCCGACGCCATGATCACCGAATCCGCCGGCAGGATCGGCTTCTCCGTCGAATCGGCGGGATCGACGTACCACGAGGAGTAGACGATGATATTGAATCCGTCGATATTCCCGACGCTCATCCCCCCTTCCATCGAGCCAGCCGCGTTGAGCGAAAGCGAGGTGTCGGTCCCGCGCCGGATATCCAGCCGCTCCTTCACGTCGGCGTGATTGCGGAACACCTTCCAAACGGCCACCGGCATGATCACGTCGGTCATGTAGATGCCGGTCGATTGCAGCGAGATCTGCGCCCAGTCCTGTAGATCGTCCAGCGGATGCGATCCCGCGGCGCTCCAGAGCGTGGCGGCGGTGATGGTGTTCCCCGGCGCCCGACCGAAGTCCACGATGGCCTGCGGGTACTTCTCACCGACAATCGTGACCTTGCCGGTCGCCAGAATCTCGCCCGCCATGACCTCCTGGCGCCGCTGCAACATGTTCACCTGATCTTCCATGTCCAGCGCGATCAGCGCCCGCATCCGGTCCATCGGACTCATCGTGCCGCCGAAGTTCTCGCCTGCCGACCGCTTGAAGGGCCGCAGCATGTCGAAGACTCTCTTGTCCTTCACATAGGCCGGCTTGAATGTGCCCGTCCGGTATCCCGGCGAGGCCACGATTTGGCCTTCCACCAGGAAGCTGACGAAGGGCGCCACGCGGCGCGTTCCATCGACCACGTCGAAGTGGATCTCCTCGCTCTGTTCGCTTTGCACGGTCGGGAAGTAGCGGTCGAGCAGGAACTGTGTCTGCCCCTTCAGATTCGCCACCACGCGATTGAGCGTGCCGGTGCTCCAGAGGTCCATGTGACTCTCCTAAAGCGGCGGGTGTTAGAGGTGAAGGGTCATGCCGCCTGACCGGGTCGTCGCCAAACGCCGGTCAGACGGCGCTACTCGATGCGATTACCGGCGATGCGGTTCCGGCGGCTTCTGAGGCGGCGGCGGTTTGGGCTGCTCCCTCTTCGGCTCCTTCGGGTTCTCCTGCTGCTCTTCCGCGAACTCTTCGGCGGCGATGCCCAACGCGCTGGTGGCGAGGCCGGGATTGTCGGCCTTCTCGTCGGGCGTGAGGTATTGGAACGGCGAGTCCGATGGCGGCTGCTTCTCCTCCTCCGCAGCTTCCTCCGTTTCCTTCACGGCATCGCGGGCCTTCTTGAGGTTCTTGATGGCTTCCTTCGCTTCCGCCTCAGTCGGCGTCGACTTGGCGAGAGAGCCGTCCGCGATGATGACGCTCTCCAGGTAGATGCCGACATCGCGCAGGGCTTCGGTGCAGTCGGCGTGCGAGAGCGCCCCCGGCCACTGGATGGCGTCGGCCTTCATGCGGCCCGTGAGATACACGCCGGCCTGCACGGTCGCGCTGGTGGCGTCGATGTCATCGACCAGAACGCAGTTGCAGTCGCCCGCGGCGGCGGGCACGGTGATCACGCCGGTCGCCGCGACGATCTTGAGGATCGCGCCGCGCTTCAGGATGCCGATGCCGCTGGCGACGGTTCCCTTGCGCGAGGTCACGTCGTGGCCGTCCGCGAGGAGCGGGTTAAGCCACGTCGGCGTTTGGAAGCTGAAGCTGGCTTTGCTGATGGGATCGTATGTTGCGGGCATAGTTACTCCTTTCGATTACGCGGCGCTATGGCGCCGGTTCTGCGGAACGAACGCCAGGATCTTCGCCGCTTCCTTGGCTTCGTCGTCCTGCTCCTGCTCACCCGTGCCGACCTTTGGATTCGGGAGCCTTGCCATCTGCGCGGCCAGCGGATCGGCCGGCTGGGCTTCGGCGGTCGGCGCGGACGCCATCAGCTTGCGGGCCGCGTCAGGCGCCATGCCGGTTTCAAGAGCCAGATGGCGGGCGAGGCTCTCCCGTCCTTTGGCTTCCGGCGCGTCGAGGATGGCCGCGATGCGCTGGCGTTCGGGGGCGCGAAGATCCTCTCCGTGGATTACCGCCGCGGCGTGGACCGGCGGCGCAGTCTTGGCGTCCTCCTTGTTGGCGGGAACCTTGCCCGTGCCGCCGCATTCGGAGCACTTCTTTCCATCGACCTCGCCCGTGCCTTCGCACTTCGGGCAGTCCTTCTCTTCGTCTTGAGCTTTCATACCGATCTTCTCCTTGACGGTGATTGATGCGGCGCGTGGCGAGGACTCAGCCGCCAGACGCGCCACCAGCGGCTCAAAGCTTGCAACCTCGTCGGCCATGCCGACCGTGACGGCGGCTCTCGCCACCATCGTCTTGCCCTGCCCGAAGTCCCGCTCCACCTTGGCTGTGCTGAATCCCCGAAACGCGGCCACGCGACCGATGAAGATGTCGGCCAGCGCGTCCACCGTTTCGAGGATCTGCGACCGGCCTTCGTCGGTCGCCGGATCGGGACGCTTGTAGGGCGACTTCGATGAGACGATCTCGTAGTTCTTGACGCCCTGCTTCTCCTGCGCGGCGCGGTTGTCGCGGAGCGAGGCGACGACGCCGATGGAGCCTAGCAGGCTCGATTCCGCGGTCACGATCTTCGGCGCCGCCGCCGCCAGCCAGTAGCCGGCGGATGCCGCGAGGCCATCGATGTATGCGGTCACCGGCTTCGCCTTCGACGCCTCGCGGATCTGGTCGGCCAGTTCCTGAATGCCGTCGATCTGCCCGCCGGGGGAGTTCACATTGAGCACGATCTGCTTCACGTTGGGGTTGTCCAACGCGGCTTGCAGATCCGTCGCCAGCACCTGGACGCTCGACGCGCCGCTGATGTCGGTGAGGATGTTCGCATAGCGGAAGAGCGGGCCTTCGATGGCGAGGACCGCGATGCCGTGCCGGATCTCGACGCCGTTGCCGGCGTTGTCGAGCGGTCGCCCCAGCTTGGCCGCGACGGCCTCGATGTCGTTCTCCCGCTCCGCGATCTCGATGATCGTCGTCAGGGCCTGCGGCGTGATCGCCCACGGTTTATCGTGGATCTCAGCGAGGACACGGAACAGTGATGATCGTGGCATTAGGCGGCTTCCTCCTGATCGCGCTGGGGTGCGTCCTCTTCCTGATCCCCTTCGCTCTCTTCAGCCGGTGGGTCGGCAGATTGCGTCGGCGGTTGTGGCGCCTGCGGCTTTGGCGGCGTCAGGTCTAGCTCCTTCATCCGCTCCAATTCGAGGGCGCGTTGCTCCATTACCTCTTCATAGTCGAGGCCCTGCTCCGCGCACTCCATCTCGAGGGTCGACACCATCGTCTCCATGCGGATCTGCGCGGCCTGCGCCTCTTTGGTCGGATCGACGTACAGCCGCCCCGGCCCGATCCATCTGGCCCGCAGATAGAACGGCGCATTCTCGTAGAAGTCGGGCGCCTCGATCATGCCGGCGTTCACGGCCTCCTCAAACCAGAGCTTGTAGACCGGGGCGCACCAGTAGGTCGCCAGCCACTGCCGGCGCACCAGGAACATCCGCCACGCCTCGTTCAACGCGGCCCGCGCACTGCTGTAGTTGGTCTTGCTGAAGTCTTTGCAGATCAACTCGTATGGCAGGCCCAGAGCCACGCCGATCTGGCGCGTGATGGACTCGACAAACGCCGGATAGGTGTTCGGCGGGCGGTTCGGGACGTAGGGCGTGAGCTTGTCGCCGGGATAGAGCGGGATGAACGTCCCGCCCTCCATCTGCGGGCGGTACTCGCCCTTCGATTCCAAGTAAGCGTTCGGATCGCCGCCCATGAGTTCCGCGATGCCGGCAGGGTCCATCGGCGTCTCGATCACGCCCGCGACCAGCGAGTTCACGATGCTCGACTGAAGCTCCGTCCGCTGGTACGAGTCCAACATGCGGAACTGCTCGATGATCGGCGTCAGGATCGGCTTGCCGCGCGACTGATCGACACGGTCCTTGCCGAATACGTGCAGCACGCGCTTGCGGCCCCAGTCGGTTTCCGCCGGGACACGTTCCCAATCCACCAGCCCGCCGCCGGCAAACAGCCCGCCCGCGTTGAGCGTCAAATACCAGATCTCCAGCCCGGACCACGTCGGGTTCTTCAGGATGTTGTAGGCCAGCGGGCGCCCGTAGTCGTCAAACTCGATGCCGCCGCGGAGGTTCAGCGTGCTCTGCGCGAATTGCGGATTCGACAACCTGTCCGGATCGATCAGTTGCAGGCACGTCCGGTACGGCGTGTCCGGTCGATCCAGCCAGAGCGCCAGCGCGAGGGCCTCGCCGTTCTGGAGGATCGAGCGGAAGACCAGTTGCGTCATCGTGGTGAACGTCATCTGGCCGGCCACGTCGCACGCCGTCGTGTTCGCCCACGTCTGCCAGAGAGTCTCGACTTCGCGCGTCCACTCCTGCTTCCACGCCATGTCGCGCCCGAGAGCGCGATACGCCGGATCAGCCGCGAGGCGCAGGCCCGTGCCGACGACGTTGTCGTTCAACGTCTGAAACGCGCCGCTGGCGATGCCGTTGTTGCGGTCGAGGTCGCGCGACCGCGCGATCAGCATCTCCTGTTCGGGCAAAAGCTCCGCGTCGGCGGGCCACCGCTCCGGTTGCCAGTTGGTCAGTTGCTTCCGAGTACGGCTGGCCCCGGCGTATGCGGTGTCGCGGTAGCGCGATAGCTGGGCGCCGAAGCGAATCCCCGGCGCGGAAGGGGGATTCGTCCAGCGTCCCAGAAGCCGCGCCAGCCAGCCCGATGAGTTAGCCGCTGGCGCGGCGGTCGTCGCGAGTGCCCGACGAGGATCGCGACGAACTTGTGGCCGGCCCTGCAATTGGGGCGTCATGGGCACGCCTCGATGCTGATCGGCCTGCGGCGCATCGTGACCGCAGAGGTTGGATCGATCTGCGCCTTCAACCAGTCGATGAACCTCTGGAGGTCCGCGATGTTCGTCTGGTTGTAGACGACGCGCCCAAGCTGGGGCGTCTCGATGGCGACGACGG